GACATATACCTGCATTCGTATTCGTAATTATCATAATATCACCTTGCGATGTAAGGGGCTTTAATCAATACCCTGTTCTCTGCCTTCCAAACAATAGGAGACTCGTCTTTCAGAAATATCTTCACTTCAGTATTCTTCGGGAAGAACTTGTGAAACTGACCAGTCACTTCCACAGTAGAAGACTCTCCCTCATTGGATGTTGTAGGAACAACGACATCTACCTTATCGATGTCAGACTTCCTGCTTGAGATAGTAAACTGCTCACCATCGGAATCAAACAGATACCTAGCGTTGTTGATAACATCACATGTCTTGACCGCATCAGTAAGGTTGTCTGAGTTAGTAACTATGATAGTCTCAAATTCCACACTACCGAACATTGGGTTAGACTCATCAATATCATATCCCTGAATCCTTGCAATCATTGCAGTGCTAGGGTGAGAAACGACAAGGGGAAGTGAGGCATTTTTACTGCCATCACTAACCTTGACGTAATCTCCAATCTCGATTAGAACGTTCTCATCAAACGTCTTCAGATACTTCAATGTCTTCTCAATCTCTATTGTGACTAATCCAACATCCTGCTCCCCACTACTAAGTGTCTCTATCGTTATACCACAGACAGTTGTATTGTCTGCATTATACAATGTGAGACTTGAAGAAACAGAATTGAGTTCTAACATAGCATAATCAGAAACTTGACTGTTCTTAGCAGTGTCTCCATTGTGGTATTTACCTTTCATCTGTATATCTGTCAACGCATCACATAGCGTTTTTGTGTTCATTCGTATTATCATATTTATTCCTCATTCAAAGTTCACCTGCTTTAATCTCAGGGAAACCGTTCCAATCTACTTTACCATCTTCAATGGTTAAGACCTTCAATCTCTTTCCAATCATCTCAGGCTTCCTAGCACTTGCTTCAACCATAGCGGTGAAGGTCGCACCATTCTTCCTAATGTCTCTAGACATCCTGACTGTTGCAGTAAAGATGTCTTCAGTTGAAGAATGCCAGTTAGCCTCAACACCAATAGGGTTGGGATTACCAGCATACTTGTCCTTAGAGTGTGCAATCACAATTCTGTGACATGGCATCTCTAGTATCTGCTTGTGCAAGAAGTTCTTGTAAGGTGTGTTTCTATCACCCCAAACATACGGTGGTTGCTTGATAACTGTATCAGCATCCATACCATGCTTCTCACGCATCTTAGTCTCACATACATCTGTTAGGAGTTTATCTGCTCCATCTACGATGACTGCCTTCAACTTGTCTTCCTCTAGTGTCTCTAGAGCCATTTGGTAAAATGCTCTTGCATTATCCATAGTTTCATCGAAATCAACTAGACTTCCATCTTTCCTGACTATCGGGTTGTATACTATCAGATTCTCTATGTTTCCATAGTGATTCCTCTTCACATCTATTGCTCTGTTGTCGAAGTCGAACACTAGAACTTTCATATCATTCTTAATGTCTTCTTCCGTCAACAAATCCATAGCCGTTGCTGACTTAGCAGACTTGGGTTCTCCCCAAATACCAAGACACAGGAATGACTTGTTGTTCTCCTGAGCCTGTTTTATCTGCTCAAGCATGGCCTTCTTACGAAGAGCATACTTACCCTTATCAGATTCTTTCGTTTGCACTGCCTTTGTTTTATCGTTGTTTGTCCAACTCATATCTATCACCATTTTTATAATCATCAGGATTAAATGAAATCCCTTTCCATTGTTTTAGTAGTTCATTAAGTTCTACAAGAGACAATTTAACTCTCACATCCTTGGATTCAAAGTGAAACTTTGTCCAATAGTCACCCGTATCGGGATTGTACTTCCAAGTTAGGAAGTCTACGCTATCCATAAGAAAAGCAAAACTTCTCCCATGAATAACGAGACCTCCATTGGAATCAGTAATCATACCGTATTCCATTACGAACACCTCAGTCGAAGAACCAATCTTCATCTTCTTCTACGACATCAATCTGCTCAGGGCTTCCACCACGATTGCTCACGACAAACAGACCTGAAACGTTGATACTTGTTGGGTTCTCAGCAGACTGAGAAGTTCTACCCACTACGATTATCGAAGAACCGATACCGAAGTTGATGTCTACATTCTCAGGTATCCAGCAGGTTGTACCACTGAAACCATCTCCATCCCAATCAATCTCTGTGTTGAAGTCATCCAAGTTAACAATCCTGTTACCATTGCTGGTTGCTCTCATGTTGATACTTGTCACACTACCATCAGTAAAGACGAACCTATCTGCATAGTTCTTGCTCATAGCAGAAGCATGGTATCTGTCAATATCTACCAATGGGCTATAATTAGATTCACAGAACTCCATCAGAGTATCTTGGATATCAATCTTAGATACATCTCTGTAAGTCTCAGAGTCAGTAGATAGGTCTGCATTGTATACCAATGAAGTAAGTGTAGTATCAGTTCCACCACTTATTGCACCTGCTCTGAAAGAGTTAGGTATGCAACTGAAGTGAACGAACTCAAACGTCTTTGGCTCAAAGTGAACACAGGATGTGCCTTTGTAGGAGAAATCCCACTTGCCCATCTGCCCATCAACTTCACCAACGAATACACCGCTTCTTCGGTATTCTTCCTTTGGTAATGGTTTACCGTAGTTCTTGTTCCAGTCACCTTCTCTTGTGTCTAGAGGCACAATGAATCTACCTGTGTCAACTTCTACGTTGTTATCAGGAAGTTTGCCCATGTGCTTCACAATCTCTTCACCACTTCTCATCATCCTTGCTTCGTATCCTTCACCATCTTCAGTGAAGATAGCAACTCTACCCAAGTTGTATGTCATTTCGCTGTCTCTCATATATTCATTCGTTAGCCTGTCTCTATTCATAGCACCCATATCTCTTGCTTCATTCATCGAGATAAAGAAGCCAAATGCATCTTTGAATAGACCGCCACTGTTGTTAGTGGCTTGTGGTGAATCTTGTCGCTTCATTGCTGCACGACTATTCACATAGAATGCTTTCCAAAGACCCCTCGCTAGTTGGGGTTCTTCGGTTGCGTTGACGTTGTTCTTGGAACATATGTCCTCAAACCTCGCCATAGCATCCTCTTGGCTCATGCCAAGTATTTCTGCGGCTTTTTCAATATCATTTTTTATTTCATCATTCATTTTTATTTTCCTCCTTTGTTTTCATTTTCTTTCTTTCGTGTTTTATTTCCACTAATCCTTCTGTCAGCATGACTACGCCACACAATATCCAAAAGAAATTGGAATGTACGCTGATATAACCTAATTCGTTTAGTAAGGGTAGTACAATCAGCAATGCACCACCTAACGCTATTATCTCATAGCGTAGTAGTAGATGTTTAACATCTTCAATATCTACTACGCCGTCTTTGTTCAAATCCATTTTCATATTTATTCCTCATTTCAAAATCTCCTTCTAGGTGAGTCTAACCATTTTAATATCTGTCTTAATACTACTATACCTATTAGGAATTCAATCATTAAATCATCTGTCCTATCATCCAAGATGCAAGCAGTTTTGGAGTCATACTATTACTTCTCCATTCTGCTTCTCCGACAACCCTAAGCAATTTGAACTTCTTGGTTGCTGGCATATCTGTTTTGATGATTACATCATGCAAATTAATGCATATAGTCTTCATGTCTACTGCTTCATATAACAAGTCATGCACCTTACCTAAAGAATTTTCATAGTTATTTTCATCAATCATTTGTAATATTTCAGTATAGGGTTCTTGATTCTTGTTGATTTGATTCAGTATGGAAGACTTACTGTAAGTTACAGCCTGAAGTTCAGTAAGCCCCCGCCTCATGTCTCCGTGTAGAGACTCTATGAAGATTTCCAAATCATCACTGGAAATATGGCTTATTCCTTCCTTTTCTAGAATGTCTGATAGTAACTTATGCATTGTTCTATCCTGCAATCTATTGAATCTGTAATTCGCACATCTAGATTGAAGGGGATGTATTATCCTGAATCTATCATTACATGTGATTAGGAATCTGCAATTGTCTGCATACCTCTCCATTATTCTCTTCAGTGCATTCTGAGCATCTTTAGTCATACCATCCATCTCATCAAGAAGTATAATCTTGAAAGGAGCATCCCCTATCTTTCTAGTGGAAGCAATCTCTTTGATTTGGTTTCTGACTGTTTCTAATCGTCTATCGTCTGATGCGTTTATTTCAAAGAAGTTGTTGTCTACATCTTCCTTGAGAATATCATTCGCCAATGCAATACCAGCAGCAGTTTTACCCACACCTGCTATTCCATACAGTAGAACGTTAGGCATGTTGCCCTGTTCTACCCAACTCTCTGCATCAATTGTGAAGTTGTATTGTCCAACAACCTCACTAAGTTTCTTTGGTCTATATTTTTCTGTCCATAACATTTTCATTCCTCATTTTTAATCAAGCCACTTTGACAGTGTGGCAACTGGTTGAACCGGAGTTCGTTTTGTTTGTCTACTTTTGCGGAGTTTAAGTACCCTCAAATCTGTCGTAGATAGCGTTTTTATACAATGCTCCTTAAAATCATTGTTTTTTAGTAAGTCTTTCAAAAGATACTTCTGAAAAGGCCGCATTTTTAACTTCCTCAAAATTTTCGGTATTGAGGAATATGCCTTTCTTTGTGGTGGTGTCATCTTACGATGCATCCTACCATCGTGAGCATAAGCCAACATCTCATAGAAGTACGACTTATCCCACCTTCTCTTCACCTTGGCATCCAAGAACATTAGTTTGTTCGGATGCAAGTTGGGTGCTAACCAAGAAATGAACTGAACATCAGCAGGTTCACTAATCTTCAGTTGATTCATTATCACTTCCCTATCCGGGTTTCTTAGATAATCTCCAACCATAGTGAATATATCCACATCGTAATTGTAAGGTTCATCTGAACGTGGAGCAATCTCCTTTATTTCATCGAACATTGAATGCTTGCTTGCTCTATTCAACTTACACATGCTGAATAGTTTCTTAGGTACATCCTTCTGATTGATAGAAGTTAACACAACCTGTCCCTTGTATTCAAGGATGGTCTTTCTGATAACATCTACATTTGGCTTGTAGTTGCACTCTCTGATTATTATGCCTCTGTCAGCAGGTATAGAGTGATTATCCTCTATATCATACTCGTTGGCATACATTATGATAGGGTCATTTGAGACGAGTTTACTCGCCTTCTCCATCTTGTCTGTTCCGTCTTTTCCTACAACTATTACTGTTCTATTCTGATTCTTCATATTTATTAGACTCATTTATATCAATCCTTATTTCCATTATTTCTTCGTAGGCTTTGCCACAAGCACCACAATCAACTAAAATGATAAACCACTTTAGCCCATTTTCTATTTTTAACCCTGCTTCGTAAGCAAAGGCTTTGCTTTTACATGTTCTACATCCTTCCTGAACTCTTGTTAACACATGATGAGTTAGTATTTCATCATCTGATACCTTGCTTTCTTTATCCAGTCTCATTTTCAAACTGCATACATTACATACATGCTTCAATTCTGATTCAACCTCACGAAGACTGCATCTCTTACATAGTGCTGCCATCAGAGAACCCCCTTCATCTTGAGTATCTTATCAAGACCATCTTGTGTCAAGTGTTCTTTCTGAACAATCATGAATGTGGTCTTGGCTAATATATCCCAATTCGCATTAGCAGGAAGGTCTAGTGGAAGTATGTTCATTAGTTTCATAACTTCACTCAACCTGCTGATAATCAGAATTGGTTTCTTTCTAGCCGAATGTTCTTCATCTTTGTAGTGAGAGTCAATCTCATGCTGAAGCAGACTTCTCTGTATTCCGAGAAGAAACTCTTCTGTTCCTCTCAGACATACTCTGACTCTTACTCTATAACCTATTTCTGTGCCATTTCTGACAACACTGACTTCAGGATTCCCATGAGATAGAAACGCTCCTTGAATGAACTCCTTGCTATACACAGGTCTCCGAGTAGAAGCCTGTCATTATATGTTACTACAATAACGCTCAATATCGTGGATTGTGTTGCAATCACTAGGATACTTGTCTTCCCTGATTCTGATTATCCTTGGGAATCTCAAACCATACGTTCCGTCTTGATTCTTAGTTACTGCGTCAGAGGTTATCTCCAACACTATTCTAGGCAGGAAGAAGTATGTCCCATTGTCATATGACTCAACTATTCTCTTCAGTTTTACAGATAGAACATCCATCTCAACCTCTGAGATACCTGAACCCACACTTCCCACTTCCACATAACCTGCACCTTCTTCCTTGACAGATACACCGTATGTAGCGATGACTCCTGCTCTTTTACCACTACCATGTTTCCCTGAAGTGATAACCACATCCAACTCTATTCTAGGTGGCTTGTGTTTTAGCAGAGCCTTAGACCTCTTGGATTCATATGTAGCATCCAAGTCTTTTATCATGATTCCTTCAAAGCCACCATTGATTGCTACATTGTAGGCTGCTTCGATATTACCATGTTCAAACATTCTAGCCTGATACTCTTCAGGAACGAAATTCTTCATCACCTCTAACCTCACATCATATGGCTGATTCAACTGAGCATTACCCATGTATGACATACAATCGAATACAACTAGTTGAACAGGGCAGTCAGATACTGCTTTTTGTTTGTCCTTTGAATGCACTCTTGTTCCTAGTTTCTGATGTGCAGTAGGATTACCTACTTCATCAATAGGAAATATCTCACAGTCAATGACAAACTTGTTGGCATCGAATGTAGATACCCATGAGACAACATCAGGATACTGGTCTGTTACAACCTTGCCCTTCCTGTTGAAAACTATTATGTCATCAGCCTTGTGTATCTGATATCTGTTCCCATCATACTTAGTGTCGATGATGAATCTATCAGGTAACTTTCCTGTGTATGATTTAGCGAGCATCGGTTTGATGTAAGCACCATGAGTGTGTTCAGGTGGGTCTTTGTCATTATCCAAATACATCACCATAGAACTGAGTGAGTTTGTCTTAGCGAACTTTGAGATGTCCTTGTCATATAGAAGTGACATTGACTTCTCCACCGTACTAGTATTGATTCCGTTTCTAGGAGTTCTCAACCAGTATCGTATGAACCACTTTATTTGCAAGTTAGACATACTTGTTATGTTTCTACTTATCTCACTGTAAGCATCAGACTTCATACTTGAGCAATCCAACTCAAGAAGTGTTATCATCTGTTGAAGTGACATGTCTAAATGTGGTTTGTCATAGTAAAGGAACTGTAACATCC